CAGTCGGGCCAGTTACTCCTACTTCACCTTGAGGTCCAGTTGGTCCTGTCGGACCTGTGTCTCCTGTAGACCCCGTAGGTCCAGTTACCGTGCTAGCTGCACCCGTGGCACCGGTCGGTCCTTGCGGTCCAACAATTTGTCCTGCATCATTCCAGGTTGCGCCATCCCAAACCCAAAGGTTTCCGTCTGACTCTACGATATATGCATCGTTTACAGCTTGACCAGTAATTGCATTTAAAGCTGTAATGTCTGCAACAGTGCCAGCAAAATTTATTGATATTCCTTGAGGCCCTGTTGCACCCGTCGGTCCTGTTACTGTAGAAGCTGCACCAGTTGCACCAGTTGGACCAGTAGGACCAGTTGGGCCTATTGCACCTGTTGGTCCAGTTACTGTAGAAGCAGCACCAGTTGCGCCAACGCTAGAACTAGCCCACTCTACCCAGAAGTTATCGTAGTATGTGTAAACTTTGGCATTTGTAGTATCAAACCAAACATCTCCCGCTGTTACACCTACTGTAGGGGCGGTCTCTGAAGTAGTGAAAGTTCCATCAGCACCTGTTGGACCAGTAGGTCCTGTTGGACCTGTAGCACCAGTTGGTCCAGGAGTAGTTGAAACTGCACCTGTTGCTCCTGTTGGACCGGTTGGGCCTGTTGCACCTTGAAGTCCTGTTAAACCTGCTGGACCAGTTGCACCTGTTGCACCAGTTGCACCGGTTGCTCCGGTTGCTCCTGTAGCACCAGTAGCACCTTGGAGTCCTGTTGTACCAGCAGGTCCTGTTGCACCAGTTGGTCCGGGGACTGTAGAACTAGCACCAGTAGCACCTGTTGCTCCAGTTGGTCCAGTTGGGCCAGTAGCACCAGCAACACCTGTGGCACCCGTTGGACCAGTGACCGTTGAGGCCGCTCCTGTTGCACCCGTAGCGCCTGTAGGACCAGTTGGACCAGTAAAAATTGTATACTCAACATCCCAGACGGTACCATTCCAAGTGTAAGTATTTTCTCCATAGGTGTAGGTTTGACCTAGAGTAGGGAAATTAGGGAAATTAATAGCCATTATGGTGTTCCTCCATCAAGAGCGGAAATATTTATCCAACTAGAGGTGGCTGCATTATATGAAAGGACATCTCCATCTTCTAAGTCTGTAAATGTGACGCTATCAAAATCATCTAAATTTATAAGCCCTGGGTCCAGCGCTGGTCCAGTAGGTCCTTGCGGCGCTGTAGCTACTTGAACCCATTGTGAACTAGTGCCATCCGGAATGTATACATACATTTTTCCGGTCTCGATGTCGTACCAAACTTGACCGTTTTCAGGAGAAGATGGGAACGAGATAGCAAATCGCCCCTGGGCACCAGTAGCTCCAGTTGCACCAGTTGCACCCGTTGGTCCAGTTACTGTTGAAGCTGCGCCCGTGGGACCAGTTGGACCTTCTAAGTTTCCTACATTCTCCCAGTCGGAAGATTCTGAGCTCCACACATATAGGTCTCCGCTATCAACAAAATACCCCTCACCGGGGTCTCCTGTTGGATGTGCGGCAACTAGGGCACTATAGTCTTCGTATGATCCATAGATAGTTACGCCAACACCAGCAATACCTTGAGCACCAGTTGGTCCAGTAGGACCGGCCACTCCTGTAGCTCCTGTTGGACCTGTTACACCTTGAGGACCTGTTGCACCTTGAGCACCAGTAGGACCAGTAACCGTGCTGGCCGCACCAGTCGCACCAGTTGCACCAGTAGCACCAGTTGCACCTTGAAGTCCTGTTATACCAGCGGGGCCAGTCGGTCCTGTTGCTCCGACACCTGTTGCACCTGTTGCACCAGTAGCACCAGTTGCACCTTGAAGTCCTGTTATACCAGCGGGGCCAGTCGGTCCTGTTGCACCAGTAGCACCCGTTGGACCAGTGACCGTTGAGGCCGCTCCTGTTGCACCCGTAGCGCCAGTGGCTCCTGTTGCACCAGTTGCACCAGTTGCACCAGTCGCACCCGTAGCACCAACACCAGTTGCTCCAGTTGCACCCGTAGGGCCTGTAGCACCAACACCAGTTGCTCCAGTTGCACCAGTCGCACCAGTTGCACCAGTAGCACCAGTTGCACCTTGAAGTCCTGTTAAACCTGTAGTACCGGCTGCACCGGTTGGACCTGTTGGTCCTGCAACACCTGTTGCTCCAGTTGGTCCAGTTGGGCCAGTAGCACCAGCAACACCTGTGGCACCAGTTGCGCCAGTAGCGCCTGTAGGTCCAGTTGCACCTGTAGCACCTGTAGCTCCTGTGGCACCAGTTGGACCAGTTGCACCAGTAGCACCAGTTGCACCCTGAAGTCCAGTTAAACCAGATGAGCCCGTCGCGCCTGTTGGACCTGTAGCACCAGTTGGTCCAGTAGGGCCGGTTGCACCGGCCCCCTCTTCCTGGGTTCCGCCAGTCCCTGCTGGCCCTTGTGGACCGGGGGCGGTAACTACTACATATGCAAAATCGTCAGAGAGCATTAGTAAGTTATCTCCGATCTCACTGTTAATTTCCCTGAAATTATTTTTGTAACGTCCCCTTCAGGAGATTCAAGTTCTAGATCGTAAACGTACGATTTTGCAGCTAAAGCGGCTGTCTCTGCTGGAGTTAGAAGTATGTCAACTCTGCCGTCTAGCTCATCTAAAACTATTTGATCGTTTTCTGTAGTCAAAACTTCAATGATATTTGTCGAATCTACAGAGTCTCTTATGTGCATTCGAGCTGTATATTCGCTTAAATTTATAGGTCTTTTTGCTGAATCTTTTAAAAATAGTGCGCGATTTAGCGTGGCACCCTGATCTACAAGGATGTCAAAAACATTTAAATTATAATTACGCACGCGACTGTCCCTCAGGATAGAGTATCCCTTATATTTTACCTGAGTTGCGCCATAGTGATTAACTAGAAGTGGCTAGCCTTGGGCATTACCCTGCTTCCACTCCTCCTGTTGAATTCTCTGCTCTTCTCGGACTTTTTCAATCTCTGCTTCCCACTCTGCTAGGCGCTCCTCCGAATACACGGATTCGGCATAGTCCCAAAAAGCCCCTATAGTGTGCCGGGTCCCTGATTCTACCTTTTTAACCTGATGCACGTTTAGGATGCCTCCGGGGAACGTAATTAGCTGCCCGGCTTTAGGCTTAATTGTCAGATCGTGATCACGGAAGTCTAGCTCCCCACCCTCATAATCATCATTTATATATAGAAGACATACCAATTTGCTCTTTTCCCAGGCTGACCAGTTGCCTTCCATATCTGTGTTGTCAGAGTGGAATGGTGCATATGCACCTTTTTCCCACTTCTGGGCATGATTAGAGACTGACTTTACTGGACGTTCATGGGCATCCTCTACATACTCTTGGAGCCTGTCAGCAAGTTTACCCAAATAGTCTCTGGGTAGCCCGTATTTTTCTAGGTTTGGGTCATCTGGAAGAATGCTCATGCCATATGACTCATAAAAAGCTGACATACTCCATGGGTGATCTGGGTCATTAAAGTAGTTTATAATTTTTTGTTGGTCTTCTAGCGGGATAAAATCATCATAATAAATGATGTCATCTTTAAAAAATTGTTTATTTTTATCTGTCATTTTTACTATCTCCTGTGTAGCCAGTATTTAGGAAAAATCTTTCTGGGTCAAAACGCTGGTTGTCTTTAGAGAACAGCTTAACAGTCTCTAGTATTAGATAATTGTAACTGTCCGAAGCCATACCGTCTTTTATGCTATTAAGTATCTCCGACATTTTATTGTAGTCATCTCTAACAAATACGCACTCTCCTCCCCGGGGTCGTTTTAATATCTTTTCATGAACTCTACCGGTAGGTTCATATAACGTTACAGTCAAAAATTCCTTAGCAAAACCCCAGTCTGTGTAGGCTGCGTAGCCAGTTGCGGCGTCTATTGCATTGTCATAAAAGTATATAGATCTGGCTGGAGACTCCCCGTCGCGGGCAACTGTGAGCATGTAAGAGTCTCCAGCGCCTCTAGATACTTTAGCTTTATATTCTTCAACAAGTACGCCATTGATAGCGTTTAGTTCGTTCACTCTAAATAGCTATCTTTTAGTTCGCCTGACTCTAAGAGTCTGTAATATTCTCCAATAGTCATTCTTTGGTGGAGTACCGGATCTTGAATGGTTAAATCTCTTCTTTTTCTTCTAACTTTTTCAAGCTCTTCGAAAGCTGGACCGTATTTTTCTTTTAATCTTTTATAGTCTTCAGATGCTTCCTCTTCAAAAATCCAATACAGTCGGACCATATATTTTGAGGCTTTTTTAATATTCATTACCCCGTGGTAGTACGGCGGGGTAGATGGGAACATTAAGATATCTCCTGCTTCTGGTTTGTAAAATATTTCTTTGACTACCTTTTTATTGTCTTCCGGGTCAGTTATTCTAAAGTTTATATCCCCGCCCTCATAGTCGTCATTTAGATAGACAACTGCAGTTATCCCAAACTTTTCTCCTGGGTACTCTGCTATTTCTTGTTGGTAGTCTGTATGATGTCTCATGGTTCTACCATCGTTGTCCGCCTCGTTAAACTCTGGTACATCTGGAAAATACCTAGCAACCCCCCAAGTTGGAGCCTTCCATGACGGCAAATAAGTTTTAGTTTCGTTTATGTATATGCTTGACGCATCATAAAAAAGATCAGCAATCTTTCTTTTATAGGGGTCTGGTTCTTCGGAAAACTCCTTAGTCCAGGCTTCTTTAGTCGGGAATTCTGTGGTTGTGCCCCAAGAGAGACCTGAATCAGCTATCATTTCCCCAAAAATAAACCAAGACACCCAGCGGGCTTTTTGCTCTGGGTCTGTAAGATAATAATCTATATATTCTTGAGGATTTTTTACCCATTTATTAAAAATCCATATTTTATCGTCTAGTTTTTTTATATTTAAACTTTCTAAGGTTGTATCATCCACTTTTAGTCTGCACTTCCTGTTTTACTGTTATTCTTCCAGTGGTGGGTTATTAACATTTTTCGGCCCTTTACTATTTTGCAAGACTGGTGAAGATATGGCAAGGTAGATGGGAACATGACAACGCTTCCGGCTTTAGGCTTAATTTTTATGTCAATTTGAGGATCAACAAAGTAAAGCTCTCCACCCTCATAGTCGTCATTTAAGTACACTACTATTGTGTATGTAATATCTGAGTTGTGCTCATTCCAGTCAACGTGGGGGCCCATATACTGACCTTCAAAATATTTATTGATTCCGTACTTTGTCTCTGGAAAACGTAAAGCATGGTCCGCAAATGACAGCATTTCTTCGCTAATGTTGTACAGTTCAGCGTACTTGCTTGCGCAAGATGACATACTAGATATAAGAGTATTGAGGACGCGATCTGCAGTAGTTTTAGTTGCTAGATCGGACTCGATGTCTAGTAGTTTTTTCTGCATATACTTAATCTCGCCGTATGGATCTGTCTCTGTTCCATACCCATACCAAGTATTCCACTCTGTAATTGCAACACTATTAGTAGACTCTATATCAGCTATTAATTTATCGATGTTATCTATTACCCCGGGGAAATAGACAATTTTGTCATAAGGTATTTCGTAGTTCACGGCTACTCCGACGTGAGCTGCTCTGCATCATCAGCAAGTTCCGCTGATCCAGCATTATATTTCTTACGATCTTCTTCATTGTTTATGTCAAAATCATCAATAAAAACAAAACCAGGAAAAATGTACTTATCTCCCTTTTTCATTTCGTGTACTCGGTGCATAAATGGGTGGGTAGACGGGAATATTAAAGCTGATCCTGGTTTTGGTTTTAGCCAAAAATCAATTCTGTCTTTATTTCGTGGATCGTGCACATCTTCTAGTGGCTTCATCTCTGAGTACTTAGGGTCTCTTAGGTCATAGTCTCTAATTGCAAAAGAGATTTCCCCGCCCTCGTAGTCCTCGTTTAGATATAAAACTATGGAGTACTTTAGAGTTCTATCTCCAGCCTGAGCATCAAAGTGAGCACCCATAGAGCAGCCTTCTATGTATTTCATAATTCCCACAAACGGAGACATGTTTGGGGATCCTTCTAGATTTCTATCTCTGTAATATGCTTCAGCAACATCAGTCACTGCCTTTTTTATAGCAAATATTGCAGTTTTTACATCTTCTTTTCTGGGAGATGTTAAATTTTCAATTGCATCTGGATTAAAGTCTTTTTTGCCCCCAAATTCATGGTAGGACTTACTGTTGGATAGCCAAGGCCCCCATGGTGGTATAGCTGGGTAAACTGACTCGTCTGAGTCAAGCTCCTCTATTAGCGCAATTAGCTCTTCTGGATTAGCAATTACGTCTTGGTAGTAAAAAACTTCTTCGTGTAGTTTTTCAGCTAAAAACATGTCTTTCCTATCTACGGTTTAGTTGTCCTATGTACATTCTATATTAATTTGTAGCTATTCTTTGTTGGCGGCATCTACTATTTTTTGGGGTATATTGCCTAAAACATTAGTTACGTACTTTACCCCGCTGTTTATGGTCCTGGACTCATGTAAAAATGCAGCAGGAAATATAACTATGCTTCCTGGGGTCGGTTTTATAGCGACCCCCTTGTCCGGGAAGCTTAGCTCTCCGCCTTCGTAGTCGTCATTAAAGTATATTGATGCTGTGTACTCCACTGGGTCTAGTGATTCTGAGTCAGGGTGAGGCCCTAGGTGCTCGCTATCAAAATATTTTTTTATTGCTATATGATCGAGTCCGGAGTCTCGATATTTAGATGCCCAGGTAGTAGCAGTTTTTTCTGGCAGCCCTATTGCTCGGTAGTAGTCAGCAAAAGAGTTGTCTAACGCTGTATATATGTTATAAATCACGTTAGAAACTTGATCTTTAACTTTAGCGTCTGATTCAAGGTTATTTTTGCTTGGTGTTAGTTCTTTCATTAGACCGTATTGATGAACATTATTGGAACCACCTGAGAGCCAAGGCAGCCACTCACCGGCAGCAATACTATTTGTATTCTCTAGTAGTTCCACGACATCAGCAGGAGTTTTTAGTGCATATGGAAAATGTACTATTTTTTCTGCTATAAGTTCGTAGTTTGATGTCATTTATGGCTGCTTATCTCCGGTGTGTTTTAGAATGGTCCAAAAAAATGGACTAACATATCTAATACCAGATATAACTTCGGTGACTCCATGAATATAGTTCATGTCTCCAGGGAAAAAGTATGCTGCACCTCGTTTAGGTTTAAACTGGATTCCTTGATTAGGGAAATACAGTTCTCCACCTTCATAGTCATCATTTATGTAGAATAGTCCAGCAATGTCATAGTACGGAAAGTCGTTTGGTTTTCCTCTATTTTCGCCTTCATGTAGTTCTTTGTCAGCGTGAGGATTTTGATACTGTCCCGGTAACCATCTAACTAAAGCTGGTGGAGTTGGTAGGGCATCTACTTTTAAGAATTTGTCCACTTCGAGCTTAAGTCTTTGCTGCATGCCCTCAATAACTTCTAGTACTCGAGGATCTGACTTATTTAAGCTATTTGTAGTTGCTACTCGATCCTCCCAGTAAGACGCGTCATATATGCATACGCCATCTTCGTTATAGTGTGACTCGGTGTAGTCCCAGATGGTATTATTTCTAGCAAAATTGTCTAAAAACTCCAGCTCTTCGTCGGTCATAAAATTTTCTAGAGTCACAATATTGTTAGCAGAATCTCCAAAAAACCCGGAGGGGGTTATAGAAACTCGCTCATTGAACTGTAAGTTATTGTTAGCTGCATCCATAGTTATATCCTACTCCCTACTCGTATGTACGACGAGTCCAGACTTCCTTTTGGTAGACTCCTCCGTTTGGTACTCGGTATTTGTTGCTATTTTCTTGATTCTTTTTGACCATTTCTTCATAGCTAATTTTTGTTTCTACTTCAGAAATCCAGTTTTCTCTTTTAAATGGAAGGATCTGCGCATACGGAGTTCCTGCTGGTATGACTCCCGAAAAACCTTTAGCTATAAAAAATGGCATTGTGCCTGGAAGATGTACCTTGTCGTTATCAATTACTCCGCTAGTTGTCAGAAAAGGTAGCTCAAATCTGTTAAATGGCTGGGCATAAAGTGCGCTGTATCCTTCTGGTAGTTCTACTGCCCAGTCAGACCACCAAGCAAAGTGTTCTTCATGATATCCGGACGGTGCTACAAACTGAGACATCGGTGGTCGTTCCCCTACAAAGTCTTGCATTTGAGGATTTAGAACTTTTATTTTAGGTTTGCCGGCTACCTCTAAAATTTCTATGTCGCAGGGGGTTCTATACACATAACCGGTGCCCATGATGTCGAAAACTGCAGGGCATGCTTTCCAAGTAGGAATCTTGCCGCCGTCTCGGGGATCCACCCAGTGTTCATTTGTGTGGGGATTTACTGCAAAACGATCAGCTTTTCTGTACCACTCTGGAATTGTTTTTATTGTAGGTTTAGGGGCTGAGGGGCTGTCTTTAGTTAGCCAAGGTCTATTAACTACAAATTTAATTTTGTTCAAGGTCCCCCTCCTGAGTAGCCTCTACTTCATAAGTGTTTTTAGTTACTGGGCACGTGACAGTTTTTAACTTAATTTTTTTTGTTTCGTGGTGACCTACTACGTCTCCCCGATAGTCTAATCCGTCTCTATACATTTTTGACCAGTCGCCAACTCTATTTCTGAGCTCTAAAGCAGCGCCATACCTTTTTACTTCGTCCCAGTGGTCCTGGCCAACATATTCATCAGATATTTGTAACTCATAGTCGTTTTCTAATGATGTTAAAGATATTGGCATTACCGAAGCTACAGGAGTGCCAGCTGGGATGGTAATTTCTATGTTTGGTTCTGTGACTCTCCAGGCTATTGGAAGCCCGTGAATATAAAAAGACGTGCTTATTAAGGTTGTATAGCAGTGGGCACCGCGAATAAACAGATTAGGGGTAGGCATTGTTAGCATAGTGGTTTGATCGTCGGTTTTAAATATCAAACCAGATACAAAACTTATAGTTGCATTTCCCCTGTTAGTGTCTACGTATTTATGTCCCTTTAGTACAGTTATGTGGTCTGGTGTGGTGTCTGTAACTCCGTCCCAAATAAAAACTATGTCTTCGGGGAAAGATATCCCCCAGCCGAGTCTATTAGTTACACTTAGGGGAAAGCACATATACGCGTGCTTTTCCGGTGTTTCATCCATCCAATCGCGTCTAGCTTCAAGCTGCTCTATGTTGGCGCAGTCTTGCTCGTACTTTTTTACATATATGCTTTTCACTAATTTCCTGTTTCTTCATAGAACTGAGGAGTGTGAAACTTTTCTGAATAGTCAAGCATGGTTACCATAGAGTACTTAGTCCCAGACTTCACTGGCATTGCTCTGTGTGGGTACATAAAGTTTGACGGAAATACGTAGAGATCGCCCTTCTTAGGCTTAATTGTGATGTTCTGAAGTCTAAAATACAACTCTCCACCTTCGTAGTCGTCATTGGGAAACCCGACTAGTGACACTACGCAGTTATATGAGTACCCGTGATCGTGGTGCTCTTGGAAGTGTTGTCCGGGGCCGTACTTAACGTAGTTAGTTGCTTCCCAGTAGCGAAGCTCGCCTATGTTAAATCTTCTTGTATAGTCTTTGACCGCTTGAAGCTCTTTATACGTTACGTCATCAGCAAGCTCTTGCAGCGCAAGTCCAGCTGGCGATGTGTCATGAGCAATGTCAGATTTTTTGTATTTAAAGTCTACGCAGTCGCGATACTCTGGCATCTTCATCGCATACCCAACCATTGCTTCTTGATATTCGTAGTGGTTGTCTGGATTAGTTATTACCGACTCTAGTCTGTTGATTATATCTAAATCGTCTGTTAGAACGTCTCTGTACACAACAATACCTGGCGCAACTTCTTCTGAGCTACTCCATGTTTGTTTTTCTACGGTGTACCAAGCAGAGAGCCTCTCTGCAACTAATTTCTGTTTTTCAGCTCCCTCGGTTTCTTGGGGCTTATCTGAAAAGTTTTGTGTGTTTTCCATAACCATATCCTTAATACGTTAGTTTATATTCTTCAATTACTGGAGCAACTCTGTTGTTTACATTGTCTCTGTCGTTATAATCCGTCATAACTACTACTGAGTATTTGACACCAGATTTTATGTCCTGTGACGAGTGCTCATATATGAAAGTTGATGGAAATACAAGTACATCTCCTGCTTTAGGTTTTATTGTTAAATTGTCCATTCGAGGAAACCAAATCTCTCCGCCTTCGTAGTCGTCATTTAGGTATACAACTACAGAAATTGTGCAAACATATGTTGGACCGTGATCTGCGTGTATTTTAAAGTGAGTTCCTGGCCCGTCGTACTTTACAAAATTAAATGCTTCGTACCATCTCATTCCTACGCCCCAGGAATCAGAATAATCATCTACGCATTGGCGCACTGCTTGGAATACTTTTTCATGAAGATCGTAAAGCTCCGAATTTTCTGAGTCGCGGGGGCCTAGCGATGTAGAGTTAACTTTAAAATCTTGTGCATTTCTAGCGCTTAGAAGCACATCGGCTGACGTTGTCACTCTTGCTCCACCCCAAGTATATTTACCTGTGCCGCTCAAGTTAGACTCTAAAGTTTTTATGTATTCTCTACCCTGCTCTTCTGTGATGGCCCCGCGGTACAGGTTCACTCCTAGTGCTGGATTAGACACAGTAATATTTGGGTTTCTGGGAGCAGGGCGGTCTGGCATCCGATTATTTGAAGTTTCAGATCTATCTTTTGTGAACCAGTCGTTCATGTCTAGCCTCGCTTCTGTTCTTTAAACTAGTTTATATTTAAAGGTTGTAGCGATAGTCTATCAATAAAAAGGGAAAATGCCTAATTAAACTTGGTGTTTTACAAGTTTTTTGTAAGCTTTAGGCAGGCCAAGCCAGGGGTAGTGACTTAGCCTGTCCTATGCTATTACTATAAAGGATCTTGTGATGAACCAAGGCTGAGGAGAAGTCTTTACTTCGTAAACTGTAGACTCAGCTTCGTCTTTTTCTATAGAGACAACTACTGTTTCTGACACTACTCCGTCTGCTGCTACTCCTAGTAGAACGTCTCCTATTTCGACGTCTTCAGCGTTTTTGTAGCTTATTCCTTCAGATTCTTTTACAAGAATTGGCTGAGTTACAGAGTAGTCCTTACCTAGATCATTAAATCCGATTAGCACGGCGGATCTAGCTTCTACTGAGACTATCTCTGCTTCGATGAGAGCTACCTCTTCACTTAAGAAGCTGGACTGCTTAGTCTCTAATAGCGCTGACAGATCTATGTGTCGACTGTCAACCGTCAACACTTTGTCTCCAACTTTTACATTCTCTGCTTTTTCCCAGCCGTTTGGGGTCAGGATGTCTGTTGTTGGTGCCAAACAGAATCTTACCTTGAAGCTTGGGAAGAACGGGAACATCGGTGGGAAGAACGGTGGGAAGAACGGGAACATCGGTGGGAAGAAAGGTGGGAAGAAAGGTGGGAAGAACGGGAACATCGGTGGGAAGAAAGGTGGGAAGAACGGTGGGAAGAACGGGAACATCGGTGGGAAGAACGGTGGGAAGAAAGGAGGGAAGAAAGGAGGGAAGAATGGTGGGAAGAATGGTGGGAAGAATGGAGGGAAGAATGGAGGGAAGAATGGCGCAGTAGTAATCGACGCAGAGTAGCTAGACCACTCCGAGGCACCATTTGCATTTTTAGCTCTAACTCTATACTGCTGAGCGGTGTTTGCTTCCTGAGTCACTGTTGCTGAAGTGCCAGTTACGTTTGAGGAGTTTGACTTACTATCGGTACTTTCCCAGTCATATCCAGTTATGACAGAGCCGCCAGTACTAGGGGCTGACCATGAAACAATGTCTTCGCCATTACTTGTTGTTACCGTTGGAGTGTTTGGAGCCTGGGGCACTGTTGTTATAGTTACGCTTGAAGACGCGGAAGACTCAAGAGATGTTCCAGCTGAGTTTGTGGCTGTTAATACGAAGGTGTATCCGGTATTAGAGTCCAACCCGCCGACCACGATAGGGGAAGCAGATCCAGTAAGATTGGTTGCTGTTGTGTCAACAGTAGTGCCATTTTTGTAAGCAACTATGGTATATCCGGTAGCTTCTGGAGAGCCTTCTGGTAGAGCAAAAGCTACTGATGCAGCACCATTATCAAAAGCTCTAGCAGTCCCTACGTTGGTTGCAACAACATTAATTGGGGCTTTTGGCTCCAAAGAGTCGTTCTGCTGTTGGGAACGCTTACCAGGTGATTTGCTCATAATATGTCATTCTACCTTAGATTTAATTAAGCCTTTAGGTCTCCAAAGACCAGCCAAGTGTTTGCAGCTACCTTAGTTAGGGATACTGAAGAATTTAATGCTCTAAAGATCAATCCAGGTGTATACAGAAGGTCTACAGATGCTCCAGCTACTATAGACGCGCCTCCGGCTCCTACGCTCTGGTAGAAGTTCAGGGTAGTCCCAATTGGGAAAGTGATTGAGTTGGTAGTATCTGCGTCTACTGTAACGCTATAAGCTCCGCCAATTGCAGTCAGTGCGTCTCTGTATGTTAGAGGCTGAGGCAGGGTTGACGTAGTTGCGTTAGCTGTAATAGCTGCCTTAATCGGGGTAAGAGAAGGTACGCCCTGCAACGTCTGAGTTCCGTCTGAGAAAGCGATGCCGCTAGCACCAACGGTTACTGTTCCAGTAAATGTTGGAGATGCTTTAGGTGCAAGAGTTGTGTCAGTTGGGTGTACGTGATCTGCTCTAGCATACTTTAGAGATGTACCTGCAGCCGCCGTCCCGTTAGCCACTGGAGTGGCCGAAGCAGCTTGACCCACAACAAACGCAGTAGTTGCGAGCTGCGTGTCATTCTGGTCAGCGGTAGCTGTTGGAGCTGTTGGTTCTCCTGTAAAAACTGGGCTGACAAGTGGTGCCTTAGCGTCTAGCTGAGTTTGAATTGAAGAAGTTACGCCATCTAGGTATCCGACCTCTGTAGACGTTACTGGTGATGCTACTAAGTACCCATCTTCATCCGAAATAATGTCGCGATCGACAGTGTACTTAGCGCGGTCCGGGGTCCAAACTTCTCCCGACCAAAGCCAAGTTCTGCCATTGTAGGTATATGCGTCACCAACTTCTGGTTCTGCAGGAAAGTTAATTGCCATTATGCCTGTGCCTCTGTCCATGATAGACGACCGGTAAATCTAGCTGTGTTGGATCCGGAAGATGTGTTTGTTACAACAATCGTAAGAACGTCCGGCCCATCCGGGTATATTCCTGTTCTAGATGAAGAACTTCCTCCACCAAGAATTGAGTTTCCAAGGTCGCGTAGAGTTCTTAGCGAGATAGAGTCTGTACCCTGAGACAAGAAACCACCAGTGATTTCTCCACCAGAAACAGTGACGTTACCGTTTACACTGTAGTCAGCAATCTGAGCTAGCGAGGAGTTAGCTGTGCCTGCATCAGCAAAGTTTGGTATAGTCCATGTTGCAGATACAGACGGCGTTGCGTTTAGGTAGGCTCTTACTAGATAGTTTGTACCAGCATCCTGCGTACTCACGCCGAGCTCAGAAAGCTTTAGCTGCATTCTGTTAATTAGCTCTCTTTGGCCGAATAGGGCACCTACACCGTTATCGGCTGAAGGAGCTAGTCTCACGGCAAATAGAGCTTTAGATTGTCCAGGAAGAATTGAAACAGGATTAGTTTGACCATAGGTGAAGATAAGAGAGTTATCCTCATCAAAACGACCATCCATAATCACCGAGGTACCCCAGTGGGAAATCGAAGGTGCGAATGTTGGGTATGCCAACTCTACTGAGGTAGGAGATGGGGCGCTGTAAGTGTATGCCTTAGCTTCAGCACCCATCGGTGCAAATATCAACGTTGGGTTAGATCCAGTAAGAGCGGTGTTTAGCGTGATAACTGTTCCAGCTATGTTGGTTATGTAAGCACCGTCCGGCACTGGGCTAGGGGATGCGCTAGAAAATACGCGCTGGCCAACTTGAAGTCCAGTGGCACTAGCAACAATTCCTGAGTTTGACCCAATAGTCCAAGTGGAAGAGACACCAGAAGCACCAGCTTTACCACGGACTAGTCCAGTGAAGGTAGTTGCTGTCTTGCCTGTGTAGTTTACATACTCGCTAAATAGTCCAGCTTCGTTGTTTGTAGTACTAGGCTTGATAATTAGTGTTCCTGTAGGAGGGAATCCGGCGGTAGATAGAACAGTTAATGTTTCTCCTGTGTCCGACAAGCTAGCATCTAGTCTAGTTGTCGGTGGCAGTGTTGAAGTTTCGTAGCGAGCTGGCAAGTTACCAGAGCGCATGTACGCTTCGTTGTTAACGTTGTTATTCTTCATCTTGTGGACGTAGAATACGTTACCGTCTATACCACGTAGGCCCCAGCGGATAAAGCCGGCACCGTACCAGGAGTAGTCTACATAGAACATTTGCATCTTAGTAAAGTCAACGTTAAATCCTGAAGGACCGGTACCGTCTGCTTTATCTAAGTTCCACTCAGACTGAGGGATTCTAGTGTCTATGGTTTTTGAGATATTTACGTGATCCGCGCTAGCTCCTCTGTAGGAAGGCGAAATTGTAAAGTTTGGTGTAACTGACAGATCATCAATAGCAATTACTCGGTATGACTGGCCCCGGATAATTACGTAATCTCCAGGGATTAGCTGACTGGAGTAAGAAGTCGGGAATGACTCGTCTGTTCTAGTTACTACGTTAGATCCCTGAACTACTGATGAGCGTCCTGATAGCTGCTGGGTAGATGAGCGCTTTACTACATACGCGTCTTGTCCGTCAATTTCCCAGAAAAGTCCGTTTTGAGCATCAAAAGTTCCTAATCTAGTGCTTGATCCGTACCATGATGTTACGTTTAGGTTTACAATTCCAGTAGCTGGACTAGTAGTGGATTCTGGTAGCTCGTAAGTAAAAGTATTAAAGCTAGTTACCTGATCTACTGAAAAAGTGCCATTATATGCCGCCTCATTTGCACCGGAAACCAAAATTGAAGTGCCAGGCAGAATGTTGTGCTGCTCTTTAGTTGTAACTGTCGCGGTAGTTCCAGATGAAGTAATACCATCAATAGTTGCATATGGCTTAAGGATTGTTCCAGACGAAACCTGTAGACCCTTACCTGACTGGTATCTAAAATAACGACGGGTTTGTCTAATAGCCTGTTCGTAGTTAGAGCTAGCGTTAGTTGAGAATAGAACTCCACCGTCGAAAGATCTGTGTAGGAACTGAGCCTGAGGACGTACATAAATAGACGCGTTTGTTGCAGTCAAGCCAGACGGAGTGCCTTCGGTTGGGTCTGCGTAGAATACAAATGTTGTTGGAGTTGCTACAGTTGCAACTCGATAAGCTCCGTTAGGTGGGTTAGTACCTGTGATACCAGCAGTAGCTATGGTGTTACCAATAGAAAGACCGTGGGGCACTGTAGTAGTTACAGTTACTTTTAAGCCAGATACGGCTAGAGTAGGTGCTCCACCAATTCTTGCATCAGTGTAGATTACCGCTTCATAGATGGCAGTCTTGTTTGGGTCAAGAATTGAGGTAACGGTGGTCTTGTTTTGGGCGCGACCTAGGTAGGTAAATGATGCAGTACCACCACCGGACTCAATAATAAAGTTTCCATTGCCAGCAGCAAGGAAGGTGTCCTGAACTGTAATCGCTGTTCCTGTAGGAGGGGCTACTCCAGCTATAGCTGAACCTGAGGTCCATACCTCTGTTCCAGTTGTTGCATTTACTACAGAAAATGTAGTTGAAGTTAGTGTTCCAACTATTTGAAATGTTCCGTTGTAGCCTGAAACAGAAGATCCAGATATAGTTACATACTGTCCAGATCTAAATCCATGAGAGGATGAGGTTGTGTAGGTTACATATCCTGTAGATGGAGTGCTTGGGTCTGCACCAGTTACAGTTTTAGTAGTTGTAGTTAGAGCTACAGTAACAATTCTTGCATCTGTATTCATTGTCATTGAAGCTATGTTTGTCATTGGGGATGCAACCTGGAAAGCAAACGGCCTATTGTTAGTTACACCTAAGTTTTCCCATTTCGACTGCTGGGTACCATACTCGAAGTCGGTATCAATAAGCGCTTGAGCGGTTGAGGTACGTAGTTTATTTACCGGATCGGTAAGAACTTCTGTTGGGTTAAAACGGCCATCTGATGCCGGAAACTGTTGAATACTCATTACGCTATCTCTACTCCGCTAATGTGGACTTTTACTGTGGTGGCTGACGCAAATCCGCGAATTTTTTTAGGGGTTGCGTTAGCGTCTAAAACCTGTTTCATATCAACTGAAATTGTTGAATGCCCTGCAATAGGAGTCTCATCAAACACTTCAACGCCATCTAATAGAATGTTGAATGTTTCGCCCGCTGCACCAGTGTTTACTACAACAATGTTAGTGACAACAGTTGTAGTTCCAGTGGTCGGAACTGTGTATAGATCGCCAACGGTTGTAGCGAATGCGGCTCTTGATAGAGCTTTAGTTGTGGTAGCCATTAATTACTACTCTCTTTTCTTTTGTTATTTGTGCGTTTAGTAAGCACCCATGATTACCATTATATCGGTATCAGTGGGAAGTGTTGTCCAGCCAGCATCTCCATTAGTGTTGGAAAGTTTAACTAAAAATTGTCCGGTAGTTCCTCCGGTAGGTAGTGATTCACCAGAAGGACCGGTTGGGCCAGCGGGACCCTGAGGACCTGCCTCACCAGAAGTTAGAACCCAGTAACCGTCGTAGAACGCGTAGATTCCAGCCTGTTCAGTGTTAAACCATAAAGCTCCCTCGCTAGCTCCAGTTGGAGGAGTTGCTGAAACAGCGAGGCTTGCACCGCCACCAGTACCGTTAGCTGCAAGAGTAATTCTTCCCTTAGCGTCTACAGTGATGTTTGCGTTGGTGTATGAGCCAGCTGTCACACCAGAAGTAGCTAAAGTTGGGTTTGGATAAGTTCCAGTTAGATCTCCACCAGCAGGTCCGGTTGGGGTACGAGAGTTAGTTAGTCGAGCATCAGCATTTACAACTGCAGTACCGGCAACTTCTGACGGGCTAACGTTTCCAACGCTTAATACACCACCAGCACTCGACTTTACTACACCCGCAACCAAAGGCATGATAACGGTTCCAGTAAATGTTGGGCTAGCTTTTGGTGCCTTGTCATTTAACTGGTCTTGTATGGAAGACGTAACGCCTTCTAGGTAAGCAATTTCTGTACCAGTTACATCACCAATAGAGGTGGTTACCGGTAGGACGGTAGTTCCAGTAAAGGTCGAAGCGTCTAGAGTTGCAACAACAGCTGAATCGATAGCAATCTCTGATCCAACTTTTGTAATTCCAGTGCCGGCAGTAATGTTCTGCGCTGCGCTAAACTGTTCGTAGCTAATGTCATCTGTACCAATAACTACGGTACCAACGTTTGTCACAACGAACCCAGCATTTGCGTATGTTGAACCATCTGTTACTAGACAGAAAGATCCACCAGTTAGTTCCGCAGACGGGCTGTTGTCAGCATCAGTAGCACGAGTTATCACCCATGGGTTAGATCCGTCACCTAGAGCGGTAATAGTGTAGATACCATTTTGTTTTGCGTCAGTTTGAGCACGTAGGAGAATGCGGGCACCAACAGTGACTGTTGCACCGTCAATAGTCCCAATTGCACCGTTTGAAGCCTTGGTGAGTGTTGCACCAAGTCCAGCAGTTCCGTTGTCATAGGTTCCAGCCAAGTTGCCGACGGTAGCCGCAACTACTGGCTCGCTAACGCTTAGACCGGTTGCAACGCTGTCTACGTAACCCTTGGTTGCTGCCTGTAGGTCAGTTGTTGGTGAACCTGGAAGGACTAGGGCACCAGTAAGGGTTCCACCAGAAAGTGCTAGTCTGCCGTCAATTGCAGTTTGCTGAGCAGTTGAAACTGGCTTATTGGTGTCAGAAGTATTGTCTACGTTTCCTAGTCCAACCATGCTCTTTGAGATACCGCTCACGGTGCCTGTAAAGGTTGCGCCAGCTAGAGATGCCTTGCCATCGATCTGAGTCTGAATTGAGCTAGTTACACCGTCAACATAGTTTAACTCTTCAGTTGATGCAGTTATGCCGTCTAGAGTATTTAACTCAGCGGCAGTTGCAGTTAGGTCAGAGACGTCTGCAACTTCAACAGTAATGATGTTGTCTGCAGTATCAATAGTTTTGTTAGTTAGTGTTTGTGTACCACTGTTGGTGATCACAGAGTCAGTAATCTTGATGTTACCGGAGCCATCGAACTCAACGCCAGTGCCTAGTTTTACGGAAATAGCTGAAGATGAGTCGTTATAAGTAAGACCATTTCCTACGTTATCGCCCACTGCATCTTGCGCACGCTCATTAGTGAAGTAGAGGTTTGTACCTTCTTCAATTACCGAAGTAGTAAGTGCGTCTATTGCAGCAGTTGTGAAGGTGTTGGCATCAGTTTCTGCTTGATCAGCTTTGCTCTGAGCTCCAGTAGTAGTCTCGAGTAGCGAGGTGTCAGCAATACCGTGAATACCTGTGGTGTCGTCAGCGTGCGCGGTAAGTGCAGCTGTAGTTGCCTTTAGGTCAAGTGCAGTCTGAGTTGCACTTGAGATCGGCTTATTAGCGTCTGTAGTGTTGTCAACGTTGCCAAGTCCTACCATCGCCTTGGTAATACCAGCTACAGTTCCAGTAAAGGTTGGAGAATTTAGAGCTGCCTTCTGGTTAATCAGAACCTGGGTAGCAGTTGAGACTGGCTTGTCTATGTCAGAAGTGTTATCAACATCACCAAGACCCACCATAGACTTAGTTACACCAGCTACAGTTCCAGTAAATGTTGGGTTGTTTGTTGGTGCTTTGCTGTCTAGCTGAGTTTGAATCGCGCTAGTTACACCATCAACATAGTTAAGCTCTGTAGTGGATACAGTAATTCCGTCTAAGACATTAAGCTCGTTTGAGGTAATTGTGCCTATAGTTGTGCTTTCAGGTAGAACTACGTTTCCGCTAAATGTTGGTGATTCTAGAGGAGCATAAGTGGTTTCTGCATCAGAAGAGTCTAGCTTTAAGTCTATTTTTTCTAGCTCTGCTGCTAGGTCATACAGTTCGGTTACATTTTTAATGACTGTTACATCGGCTGGTAGGGCTACAGTTCCCTCAAAAATAGGGCTATCTATTGGAGCTTTCTCTGCTAGTAGTAGGCCAATTTCTTCATTGTGAGTTGCTTTAGAGTCTGCAATAGCACTAGCTAAAAGTTCGCCATTTACTAGAAGAGAAAAGTCTGCAACTCCATGAATATTTAAAGTTTCCCCAGTATGTGTCTCTATGGCAGAGGTTACATCTGCAAAAGTTGTTAGCTCCGTGGTATCTGCAATACCGTGAACGTTACTTGTAGTTCCTGCGTGTATTGCTATTTGATCATCAGTATAGTCTTTGGCTACAGTTAAGGACGTCTCTGTTGATGTGTCAACATAGTCTTTTGAAGCTGTAACTGCATAGTCTGTAGAAATTATATTTCCGTCTAGCTCTATACCCAAGCCAGCTATGTAGGTACCAACACCAGAGAACTGAACCCAAGTTATGTCATCTACTCCAACTGCAAAAGTTCCAGCATTTTCAACTAATGCAACCCATCCAGTTGATCCGTTAGTAGCTCCTTCTTGAACAAAGACATAAGACGATGGAATTTCTTCGGGTTCGTCACAGAAAATGCAGCGCTTTAGCACCCAAGCAGTTCCTGCATTTCCAACAACAGTTATGTAGTAGCGACCATTTTGAATAGGGTTAGTCTGATCTTTAACTAAAATTCCATCTCCAGCTGACCAGCCGACTGACAATCCATCAATAGTTAAAGTTGCAGTTGCAGGGATAGTAAGAGTTGCGTCAACTCCATTTGTTCCATTGTTGTATGTAGCAGTTATATTTTCTGTAGTAGCCGCTAATACAGCCGGTCTTACATGAAGACCTTCGGCGACAGCGTCAACGTAACCCTTAGTTGCAGCATGGTCCGACTGCGTAGGTTCACCTAAATCTGTAAGCTGGTTGCCGTCCATTAACAGGTCGTCGCCCATAGTTTTATTAGTTAAAGTTTGAGCTTCTGTAGTTCCGACAATTTCATCAACGCCGTGACTAGATGTAGAGCTCGCGTGGTCGGATATCTGGGTATTTGTATAATCCTCTGCAGCAGTCTGCGCTGCTGTTGCTTTGGTTTGAGAGCCTGTCTGAGTTTCTAGCTCAGCGGTGTCACTTATACCGTGAACTCCCAGTGTTAGACTACTGTGAGTAGTGACTGCTTCGTCTGCATAGCCTTCTGCGTCGTCTAAAGCAGTTGACGCTGAACCATATGCATCATATGTGTTTGCAGTTACAGAGATTGCACCAGTCGTGTCATTGTATGACAAACCAGTCCCAACAGAATTACCAACTGCATCCTGAGCAAGCTCAGCAATATCTGCAGAGTTTGCCTTGGAGTTTATCTGAGTCTGAATAGAAGAGGTAACGCCATCTAGGTAACCGATTTCGGTGTCAGATACTCCGGTAACCTTGTCTTGCTTGGTTCCCAGTGCGGTAGATACTGTGCTAAAAAAGTTTGGGTCATCATTAATTGCAGCAGCTAGCTCATTTAGAGTGTCTAGGGTGCTAGGGGAAAGATCAATTACGCCAGCAACAGCTGCTGATATTGCAGAGGAGATTTCAGTAGGGGTTAGCCCGGTGTATGCCAGCGAAGTCCAAGCTGTAGAGCCATTACCAATTTTAAGCTTAAGGGTATCGCTCTCAAACCCAAACTCACCCGCAGATAGCGTAGGGTTGGTTGACGTCCATTGGGCCGCTAAGCCGCGCCGAGCTTGAATTTTAACTGCCATTATATTCTACCTTTAATTTCTACCATTAGCCGTTTATAAACTCTGTAGTGTTGTAGAGACCACCATCTATTGTACCAGCGAATTCAGTGGTATTATATGAGCCTCCATCTCCAGATGTCACTCCAAAAGCAACTAAAAGTTCTAGGAAACTAGTGTTTACCCACGCGTTTACTGAACCGTCATAAAAAAGTACTTCTCCATTAGCTGGAGTCGGAGTTGTTACGTCTGTTAAATCTGTTAGTGATACTGCTCCAGCAGTGTCATCTACCCACTGGGTGTTGTAGTTGTCGCCATTAATTTTTGCAAGAATCTGTCCAGCAGTTCCACCTGTTGGGACTCCCGGGCCTGTTGCACCTGTTGGTCCTGTTGCACCAGTTGGTCCAGTAGCGCCAGTGGGGCCAGTAGCACCAATGGCATAGTCGTAACCAACGGTCTCCCAGGCAACGCCAGTCCACTTCCAAGTGCTGGTTCCAGCAGTAAATACGTCATTGACTGACGGGGAATCTGGGAAATTAATAGCTGACATTTATCTATTCTACCCTATTTCTAAACCGCAAAGTCTCCTCCGATGCGAGCAACTCTAAAACGAAGTAAGGTGTTGAAAACTGTAAAAAGTCCGCCAAGCAATATCTTCCCGTCTGACTGAGTAACTATTGAAAAAATAGTGTCACTAGCTCCGGTGCCGGTATTTGTGCTAAATGCTGTATCTCGTGTCCCATCCGAGTTGAGTCTTACAATGCGGTTTACCGTTGTACCGTTAAAAGTTGTAAAATTCCCGCCAAGCAGTATCTTTCCATCTGATTGAACAGCTACCGAGCTAACTGTGGTGTCTGCCCCCGTGCCAGTATTTGCGCTAAATGCTGTATCTACTGTTGCATCTGTATTAAGCCTTACAATGCGGCGGGCACTTACACCATTAAAACTTGTAAAGTCTCCACCTAACAATATCTTCCCATCTGATTGAACAGCTACTGAGTTGACTGTGTTATTAGCTCCAAAACTAAACCCAGGCTCAATAACAAACGTTGCGTCTCGTGTTCCATCTGCATTTAGCCTTACAATTCGAGTTGTTGTTGTCCCTTTAAAGCCTGAATAAGATCCGCCAACTAATATTTTTCCATCTGATTGGATGGCTATTGAGTTAACTGAAGAATTGAACCCTGTTCCAATATTTGTTATAAAAGCAGTGTCTACTGTTCCGTCTGCATTAAGTCTTGCAATACGGTTTACCGTTGTACCGTTAAAGGTTGTAAAGCTCCCGCCAAAAAGTATTTTTCCGTCTGTTTGAACAGCTATTGAGTTGACTCTGTTATCTGTCCAACCCCCGGTATTTGCCCTAAAAGCTGTATCCATTGTCCCGTTTGCATTAAGTCTTACAGTCCGGAATGACGATGTACCATTAAAATCTGTAAAGTCTCCGCCAATCAGTATCTTGTCATCTGACTGAATAGCAATTGAGACGGCGTTGGAATTAAGTGCTGTTCCAATATTTGTCATAAAGTCGGTATCTAATGTTAGATCCGAGTTAAGTCTGACAATACGACGGGCACTCACGCTATTAAAAAAATAAAAATCTCCAACTAATAAAATTTTGTTATTTGATTGAATACCTATATCTCTCACTAGGCCACTAACGGAAGGTATCTCCCCTAATTCTCCATCTGAGCTGAGTTTTACAAAGCCCCTTACTTCTATCTCATCAAATGTTGAAAAACCTCCACCCAGTAAAATAGTTCCGTCTGGTTGAATAGCGACCCTGCTTGGTGACGTAAGTGGTCCAGTGCCGGTATTTGTAGTAAATGCTGTATCTAAAGTTCCGTTTGCATTAAGTCTTGCAATGGAGTTTACTGATATACCATTAATACTATTAACAGTCCCGCCGAGCAATATCTTTCCATCTGATTGAATAGCCATTAAAGAAATAGTGTTATTTGCCCCAACCCCAATATTTGTCATAAAGTCGGTGTCCCGTGTTCCATCCGAGTTGAGTCTTACAATGCGGTTTACCGTTGTACCGTTAAAAGTTGTAAAATTCCCGCCAAGCAATATCTTCCCGTCTGACTGAGTAACTATTGAAAAAATAGTGTCACTAGCTCCGGTGCCGGTATTTGTGCTAAATGCTGTATCTCGTGTCCCATCCGAGTTGAGTCTTACAATGCGGTTTACCGTTGTACCGTTAAAAGTTGTAAAATTCCCGCCAAGCAGTATCTTTCCATCTGACTGAGTAACTATTGAGTAGACGATGTTATCCATGCCAGTGCCAGTATTTGCGCTAAATGCTGTATCTCGTGTCCCATCCGAGTTGAGTCTTACAATGCGGTTTACCGTTGTACCGTTAAAAGTTGTAAAATTCCCGCCAAGCAATATCTTCCCGTCTGACTGAGTAACTATTGAAAAAATAGTGTCACTAGCTCCGGTGCCGGTATTTGTGCTAAATGCTGTATCTCGTGTCCCATCCGAGTTGAGTCTTACAATGCGGTTTACCGTTGTACCGTTAAAAGTTGTAAAATTCCCGCCAAGCAGTATCTTTCCATCTGATTGAATGTCCCTTGAAAAAATAACATCATTTGCCCCCGTGCCGGTATTTGTGCTAAATGCTGTATCTCGTGTCCCATCCGAGTTGAGTCTTACAATGCGGTTTACCGTTGTACCGTTAAAAGTTGTAAAAGTCCCCCCTAAAACTATCTTTCCGTCTGATTGAATCGCTATTGAGTTAACTGATCCCACTTGACCCGTTGACGACCCAAGGTTAGTATTGAAATTTGCTGGAAAAAAATTTTCTTCGTTACCCAGTGGAGCATCTAAAACACCGCCCTGCAAAAACCAATTTTTCCATTTTTCATCTATCTTGGTCCATGCTGACTTAGCTATTCTCCAGCTTCCAGAGACTTTGACATAAGGAGCTGACATGTTTCTCCATGTCCCAGAAACTTTAGTTTGAGCCCCCATTAGCTATAAACAATCCAAAGATCGCCATTGTTGCCATCTCCAGCAGTTGGGCCCGTTGTTGAAGCCTGTATGAAGGTACCGTTTTCTCCGGCCGATCCAGTAGCACCAGTAGCGCCAGTTGGACCTGTTGGACCAGTCGGACCTCCTGAAGGGCCGGTCGGTCCGGTATCGCCTGTTGCACCAGTAGCACCTGTAGAACCTGTTGGTCCAGTTACTGTTGATGCGGCACCCGTTGCACCTGTAGCACCCGTAGGTCCAGTTGCTCCTGTAGGTCCAGTATCTCCTGCTGCACCAGTCGCACCAGTCGGTCCTGTAGGTCCAGTTGCACCATCAGCTCCCGCAAGTCCACCCTCAACATAGATATTTGCAATTGCTTCATCTACATATGTTTCTGTAGCCAATCCTTCAATATTTGCAGCAGGCCCAGTTGGGCCTGTCGGACCTTGCGGGCCAACATTGTTCTGGCCTGGCTCTATCCAAAAAGAATCGTAGTAAACAAAAGTTTTACCGCTAACAGAGTTAAACCATATATCTCCACTGCTTGGGGATGATGGGGGAGTTTCAGAGACCGAGTAGGTATTGCCTTTAGTATTTACCCAGGCGGAGCCATCGTGAACATAAACGGCATCTTCGTCTGCCTTAAAAAAGAGATCGCCAGCAGAACCTACCGACGGGAGAGTATTTCCCGACGGTAGGCCTACAGGGGTTAAAAACTTTTTAGACATTACCTATCCTTATGTAGATATAGGTTATTAGCCTACTATAACAACTTGGTAAGAATCGGCATCAACATCGTCTGCTGCTACCCAACTCAAAGTTGCGGTGTTGGTGTTAGTTCTGTCTACGTCAACTATTACTTCGTCAAAGCTGGCGATGTCGTAAACCTGGATTACTACGTTCCTAGTTCCTAGGTTGTGAGTAACTGTCCAAGTAACGGATCCGCTTGTTTCGGTTAGTAGTGGGTTTGCTGCAGTGTACTTAGTTGTTGCACCAAGGTTTGTGCGAGCATCGGCTGCAGTAGTTGCACCAGTACCACCGTTTGCAATAGCAATGGTTGTACCGTTCCATGTACCAGTAGCAATTGTTCCTACTGTGGTAATGGATGACTGACCAGCGTAAGTAGACGCAATGTCAATCGCATCAGCAGCTACTGTAATTCTGTCAGCAGTGCCTACTGCGTTGAAGATGTTACCGTCTAGGGTTAGACCGTCGCCTGCAAGGAATGTTCCAGCACCAGAGAACTGTACCCAGGCAATGTTGTCAGTGCCTAGAGTTGCTATAACATTTGTCTGTACAAAACCAGCGTTGCCGTATGTGGCACCCTGATCTACGAATACGAAGTCACCTGGATCAATTTCGCCAGCACTGTCATAGTCAAGTGCACGAGAAAGAGTAGTTCCGTTAGATACGTAGATACCGTTCTGAGCTGCGTTTGTCTGAGCTCTAACAAGAACTCGGTCTCCGCTATTGATGGTTACGCCATCAACAGCTGCAACTCCAGAGCCTAGGTTAACGTTTCCAGTTGTTGCTGCCTTTACAGAAGCGTGGACGTGTAGCCCTTCAGCTACTGAATCAACGTAGCCCTTGGTTGCTGCATCGGTAGCATCAACAGGAGCACCTAAATTGGTGATTTTGTAGGTGCCAGCACTTAGGTCAGCGCTAAGAGCAGAACCAGAGCCCAATGTTTTGTTAGTTAGGGTCTGAGTGTCAGTGGTTCCTACTACGTTTCCAGTAACTCCGTGAACGCCACTGGTGTCGTCTGCGTGATCTGCAAGTTCGAGATCAACGTAGTTCTTAGTAGCTGCATCCTGTGCGCTTGTTGGGTCAGCAAGATCAACAATCTTGTTCTGGTCTGCATCTACGTTTGCACTTAGTACAGTTCCTGAACCTAGGGTCTTGTTGGTTAGTGTCTGAGAGTCAGTGTCACCGACAACGTTTCCGGTTACTCCGTGAACGCCTGACTGAGCTGTGGTGTGGTCATCTAGGTTGTCCTGGACGCCATCTACATAGTCCTTAGTGGCGATCTCATTGCCAGCAACAGCTGAACCAATGTAGGAATCACCGTCTGCACTAAGGATAATGTCGCCAGTAGTTGCTGTGATGTTAACATCGGCACCTGTAGCTACTGTCTTAAGGTCAAGATTTCCAAAGTTAGCCTTAACTTCAAACTCGTGAGTTGTTGGCTTAACCGCAATTTCGCCTTCATTAGCAATTGTTACACCGTCTGTGAAGTGCAGTGTGTCAATAATTCTCTTGTTTGAGAGGTCTTGAGTGTCGGTAGTTCCTACAACAGAGCCAGTTACGCCGTGAACGCCAGAAGATGCTTCAGTGTGATCATCTAAGTTGTCCTGAACACCACTTGCAGCACCAGCTGCGTCGTATGCGGATGCGGTTGCATCCAATGCACGCTGGTTGGTGAAGTACCTGTTAGTGGTTCCTTCTGTTAGATCATCAGTATCTGAGTCAGCAACGCCGTTCTCAGCTGTGATGGTAAGACCGCTACCGTTACCAGTAATGGTGATGTTAGTTAGGGTTGCACCTGTTAGAAGAGCAGCTGCATCGGTCTTAGCGCGTGCAGTAGTGTAATAAAGATTACTGGAGCCCTCGTCGATGTCGTCTGTGTCAGCAGCAGCAATAGCAGCATTAATTGCTTCTTCAACGTTGCCACCGGCAGCAAGGGATACCCAGGCGGTGCCGTTCCAGATAGTTAGTTGCTTAGTGTCAGTGTCATAGTAGATCTGACCTTCAACAGGGCTAGATGGAGCGACGGATAAGTTTTGAATCTTTGCATTTAAAAGCTCATTCTTATTAAGATTGAGCCCAGTTAGAAATTGACGAGCCATTGTTAATGTTCTTCTTTCTTATGAGAGATGAGCTTTTCCAGAGATTGCCGCTGAAAAAGTAATGATTAGTGTTACTTGATTGGTGTGATTGACTGTGCCCTCTACCATTGAGTTAGCGCTATCGTAAACGGTAACGTTCGGGTAGAAGTTTAGGTTGTGGTTTACTGTCCACTCAGCTGATGCAGCCCCCTGGTTGTGTACGTATGAAACTAGATCTATTATTTCGTCAGACTGAAGACCAGAAACTCCTGCTTCACCCTGGGGTCCGGGCGCAGTGACTACTATCTGTCTTATGTTCCTACCAGAGCTAACGGTGCTTGGGACATCGCTTGGCATTATCTGGTTACCTCCGGCCTAACTACAAAATTTCCGCGTAATATTTTGTATACGTACAAGTTGCTACTAGGGGCTACCATCTCTAGGTCGTATAAATACTTACCCTCTGAGATAGTCGCCATAGTCTCATCTGAAACGTACAAATTGATATGGCCGTTACTCTCGCCTAGAGTGATTCCGTCATTTTCTGTAGTAAGATTTAAAATCACTTCAGAGCTGTTGGAAGCGAGCCTAACTTTCATTCTGGCTGTATATCCCCGCAGAAGAATGGGCTTTTTAGCCGGATCTCTCCAAACAATTGTGCGTGCCAGGGTGGAACCTTGGTCAGCTACAATGTTATAAAGACCGGCAGGAGCACTCATTTAACTCTTTCGGCAAGGGTACAGTCTCTATTATTTTACCTCATTTAGAGTTTGCCAATAAGGGCCGTATACTATCTATATGAGTACAAGCTTAGAAACTATAGAAGTCTCTGAACTAGAGACTGAAGACGTAAATAGGTTTGCTCATTACGCTGAAAAAGTGTCGGTAACTGAGGGTTATGTCTTAGGCACACCTGTCCTTGCCGTATGCGGTAAACTTTTTATTCCTTCTAGGGACCCCAAAAAATTTCCTCTTTGCCCGATTTGCAAAAAAATTTCTGAGGCGTTATTCTTTTCTGAAGAGTAAAAATCAACCTTTGTTTTTTGTTCTATACTGGTAACCCAGCCAGTCCTGACGTTGATCTTTAGATTAAAAACGTCAGGATTTCTCATCTCTCCCTTAGGAAGGTACCTAAAAAATGGTAACTGTGTACACTTTGCCGTCGTGCGTTCAATGCGAAAGCACAAAAAAATATTTAGCAAAGATGGACATACCATTTGAGACAGTAGATTTGGCAGAAGACGAGGTCGCTATGGATCTTGTTAGAAGTCTTGGATATCAAGCAGCTCCTGTAATTGTTTCTGGAGATAGCCACTGGAGCGGGTTCCGCCCAGACAAGCTAGACGCCCTAACTAACTGAGGCATCGTGTTTGACATCGTTTATTTTTCGAACGTGTCTGAAAACACTAAAAGGTTTGTAGAAAAACTTGAGCTAAACTCCATAAGAGTTCCAATCAAGTGGGATGACAATAACCCCCTAATAGTGACCAAAGACTTTGTTTTAGTCACTCCCTCTTACGGGGGCGGGGCTGAAGGCAAGACTGTTCCTAGGCCTGTAGTTAAGTTTCTTAACTTAGAGGTAAACAGAAAGTTTTTACGAGGTATTGTAGGAACCGGAAATACCAACTTTGGCGACCACTACTGTGGGGCAGCTGAAGTTATTGCAGCAAAGACAGGTGTGCCTTTGCTGTATCGAGTAGAAGTTACTGGCACACCGGATGATGTGATTGAAGTTAAAGAGAGGCTAGACCAACTGTGGACAATAAATACAGCTACCATGAGTTAAATGCAATGATCAACCTGTGGGATGCAGATAACAAACTACAGATCCACAAAGACCGAGAAGCTGCTAGGGCTTACTTTTTAGATCACGTAAATCAGAACACAGTGTTTTTTCATTCTCTTGAGGAAAAGCTTGACTACCTAGTTGAGCACGAGTACTACGAAAAAGAAATCCTTGACCAGTACGATTCTGAGTTTGTCAAAGACGCTTTTAAGTACGCTTACTCTTTTAGATACCGCTTCGAAGCTTTCATGGGTGCCTACAAGTTCTATACTTCATACGCCCTAAAGACTTTTGACGGTGACCGCTACCTAGAGCGCTTTGAAGACCGCGTAGTAATGAACGCCCTAACTTTAGGCGCTGGAAATAAAGACATGGTTTTGTCTCTAATTGAAGAAATTATTTCTGGTCGTTTTCAGCCAGCTACCCCCACCTTCCTTAATGCCGGAAAGAAACAGCGCGGCGAGTTCGTTTCCTGTTTCCTACTTCGCATCGAAGACAACATGGAATCAATCTCTCGTGCAATCAACTCTTCACTGCAGCTTTCAAAGCGCGGTGGTGGTGTTGCCCTAAACCTAAGCAACATCCGTGAGCTCGGTGCGCCAATCAAGAAGATTGAGAATCAGTCGTCTGGTGTTATTCCAGTTATGAAGATGCTTGAAGATGCATTCAGCTACGCCAACCAGCTAGGTGCTCGTCAGGGTGCAGGAGCTGTATACCTAAACGCTCACCACCCAGACATCTTGAGATTCCTTGACACCAAAAAAGAAAATGCGGATGAAAAGACTCGTATCAAGACACTTTCTATTGGTGTAGTAATTCCAAACGTAACTCTAGATTTGGCCAAAAATGGTGACGACATGTACCTCTTTAGCCCATACGACGTCGAGAAGGTTTACGGCATTCCATTTGGAGACATCTCCGTCTCGGAAAAGTATGAAGAGATGGTTGACGACGCTCGTATCAAGAAGACCAAGATTAAGGCTCGTGTTTTGTTTGAGCGTATAGCGGAGCTTCAGTTTGAGTCTGGCTATCCGTACATTATGTACGAAGACAATGTGAATGATGCAAACCCGATTGAGGGGCGCATCAACATGTCTAACCTTTGCTCTGAGATTCTTCAGATCAATACCCCATCAACGTTTAACGAGGACTCTAGCTATGACCACGTTGGTCGAGACATTAACTGTAACTTGGGCTCTCTTAACATTGCTAAGGCTATGGATGGCGGAGATCTAGGCAAGACCGTAGAGGCCGCTATACGGGCTTTAACTTCTGTTTCGGACCTAAGTGACATCAAGTCTGTCCCGTCAGTAGCTGAGGGCAATAGAAGGTCGCACGCTATTGGTCTAGGCCAGATGAACCTGCACGGCTATCTTGGCCGCGAAAAGATTCATTACGGCTCTGAAGAAGGTTTGGATTTTACCAACATGTACTTTTATACTGTTTTGTTTCACGCGTTGACCGCCTCTAACAAAATTTCTATTGAGCGCAAGGAAACTTTCTATAATTTTGAAAACTCCAAGTATGCAACTGGCGAGTTTTTTGATAAATACATTCACCAGCCTTGGGGTCCATCAACTCCTAGAGTGGAAGCTATTTTTAAGGATGCTGGCATTAGCATCCCGACTCAAGACGACTGGGATAAGCTTCGTGCAAGTGTAATGAAGCACGGTATCTACAACCAGAACCTACAGGCTGTTCCACCAACTGGATCTATTTCCTACATCAACAACTCAACTAGCTCCATCCACCCGATAGCTTCAAAGATCGAGACTCGTAAAGAAGGAAAGCTTGGTCGTGTTTACTACCCAGCCCCCTACCTTGCTGATGACAACCTTGAGTATTTCGAAGATGCTTATGAGATCGGCCCTGAGAAGATCATCGACACCTACGCCGTTGCTACCCAGCACGTCGACCAGGGTCTGTCACTGACACTGTTCTTCAAGGACACTGCCACTACCCGTGATGTCAACAGAAGCCAGATCTACGCTTGGCGCAAGGGCATCAAAACCATTTACTATATCCGTATTCGTCAGCTAGCGCTCGAGGGCACTGAAGCTGAAGAGTGCGTATCCTGCATGCTATAAGAAAGAAAACATGATTACTAGACCAATTAACTGGAACAAAGTAGAAGATCAGATTGATCTAGACGTATGGAATCGTCTAACTGCTAATTTTTGGCTGCCTGAAAAAGTTGCAATATCCAACGATATTCAATCTTGGGGCTCGCTCAGTCGTGAAGAGCAGTTGCTAACTATGCGTGTCTTCACAGGTCTAACGATGCTAGATACCATCCAGGGAACCGTTGGCTCTATGAGCATCATGCCAGACGCTCGTACGCCTCATGAAGAGGCAGTTATCACCAACATTGCTTTCATGGAGTCAGTGCACGCTAAGAGCTACTCAAGTGTTTTCTCCACACTTTGCTCAACAGCAGACATCGACGAGGCTTTCCGCTGGTCAGAAGAAAATCCGTACCTGCAGAAAAAAGCAGAGATTGTTCTCAGTTACTACCGAGGAGATGACCCGCTAAAGCGCAAGGTTGCTTCAACCCTGCTGGAGTCTTTCTTGTTCTACTCCGGTTTCTACTTGCCGATGTATTGGTCATCAAGAGCGAAGCTAACAAACACAGCTGACCTAATCAGACTGATCATCCGCGACGAAGCAGTTCACGGTTACTACATTGGCTACAAATATCAGCTAGGCCTTGCTGAGCAAACGCCGGAGCGCCAGGCTGAGCTCAAAGAGTACACGTACGACTTGCTTATGGAGCTATATGAAAATGAGTGTAAGTACACTCATGATCTTTACGATGACAAAGGCCTCTCCGAGGACGTAAAAAAGTTTTTGCACTACAACGCAAACAAGGCTTTGATGAATCTTGGATATGACCCTCTGTTCCCTAAAGAAGTTACTAATGTCAATCCTGCTATACTTGCAGCTCTGTCACCGAACGCAGACGAGAACCACGACTTCTTCTCGGGCTCTGGTTCCTCCTACGTGATCGGTAAGCACGAATCGACAACGGACGACGACTGGGATTTTTAGTGCCAACCTATGAATACAAATGTTCAGAAAATCCTGAACACCGATTTACAGAAATACGTGAAATGTCAGAAGAAGCAAGTAGATCAACTTGCGCTGAACCAAGCTGCGATGGTAGACTCATACGTATATTCGGAACTCCTTCTATTAGATTTAATGGGACGGGGTTTAACTCAAGTCGAGGTTGAAAGGTGCGCACTTAAATGGCAGGTCTTTACCCGACGGAGGGGACTGGAATAGTTCCATGGTTTCTACTTAACACCGATGCTGTGCCGCTTTGTGCTGAAACAGACCCTGATGCTTTTTTCTCTAAAGACTATTTTGACGATGAAGACAAAAGACCTCGTACATTGTCTTACGAAAACGAGCGTGCTACAAAAGCAATATGCGCTGAGTGCCCGATGAAACTCGACTGTCTAACATATGCAATTGAAACTGGTCAGCACGGGATCTGGGGAGGCACTACGGAAAACGAGCGCTTAGCTATTCGTAGGGGTAGAGGTATTAAGCTGCAACGAGCCCTAGGACTAACTCCTACTAAGAGAGTTCAAAACGCGGTAAAATAGAAGAGCCTGGGAGAGAGGCATTTAACCTATTAACTCTACCCAGGGAGATACCTTTGAATATCCTAAAAACAGTCACTAAGAGGACTATAGCTCTTATCATCCTACGTGTCAGCGGAACCCTTGCTGGTGGTAGCATCGCTGGAGTTGAGCTCTGGCAAGCAGCAATGTTGGCAGCCTTTATTGGTGTAATGGACGTTGCTGAATCACTATCCAGATCATACGTAGTTGACGGAGATCTAAGTGAAGAAGAGATCCAGCGCGCTTTTGCAAGCTCAGCTGAAGCAGAACTTTCAAGTCAGAGCAAGAAAAAGTAAAGTAATAGACTAAAAACCTCTAAAAAGAGGGCTACATCAATTTGGTGTGGCCCTCTTTTTCTGCTATGGTGTATACATGGATATGAATTTTGAAGACTGGCTAAAGCTAGGTATTGAAAATGGTTGGTGTGGTCCAGCTGTCTGCTACACTCACGATGGGCTGCCTACATCAGAACCTGAAGATGCTGAGTTTGAAGAGGGCAATGACCCCTGTCTTCACATCATTAGACTGTATGAAGATGACGACCACAAAGCTGCAATCGAGGCTGCCCACTCTCCTTCAACTTGGAGAGCATCTAACCGCGGTATTGACGTTTAAAAGGAGATAAAATGGCAAAAGGAAAAGGTGGAGCTCCAGCTCCTGCAGCAAAGAACACTTCTGGCGAAGGCCGTAATAACGGTAAAGCCGTAAAGAAGCACCCTAAAGTATTTGACCCTGTCAAGCGTAGATTAGTTAATAAGTAACTAGTAATCCTCTCTAGCTCAACGGCAGAGCGTTCGACTGTTAATCGGATGGTTCGTGGTTCGAATCCACGGAGGGGAGCGGAGACTCAAATCTCCAAGAAGCGGGCCCATCAGTAAACGAGCTATTCTCAAAAAATCTGAAACGGGTCCGCTTTTTATGTTTTATTTTTAACTATTAAATTTCGTGAGCCAGTCTCTGGTGTTCAGGCGGTATGACTGCGTAGTTAGGCTTATACTCTATGCTTGTATCTACAACATCAAAGAAGTGGCTAAGAATATTTATTCTAGATCCGCTAGAGACTTTGTTTACTGCATGTCTAGTGTAGAATCCTGGGAAAAACACTAAGGTCCCGGCAGTTGGTTTTAGCGATATTTTTTGATGTTCAAAAACTAATTCTCCGCCCTCATAGTCATCGTTTAAAAACAAACCCATAACGTATGTCATGCTGTTTAACTCTTCTATTGGCTGATCTATTGGCCTATCATCCGTGTGTCCATCTAGATAGGCCCCTTGGTGCATATAGTTAACATGAGATCTGTTTAGCTCGAAAGAGGTTCCTCGCATTTTATACTTATCAAGAAAAAATTGTTTGCCAAAAGCTACTGCTTCATAGAGCACATGCTCTGGATCAAATTTGTTAAAAGTATCTTTATTGGAAAAACTCTCTGGTCCGCCTAAGCTTAGGTTGCCATAAAACTCTCTAGGGTCTTCATCCTCGTGAATTAAAAAATACTTTAAAAGGTCTGAACACTGCTTTTTAGTTATGTAGTTTTCAATAACATAGTATGGCTCTATGGTGTTCAAGTGGGCTCCTATACAAAGATTTAAACATAATTATACCTTAATTTAAAACTAAAGACTAAGCGCTAGTTTACGGTATTAGTATAGTCTTATGAGAATTTTAGGTATAAATGAGACTACCCATGATGCCTCTGTTTGCGTGCTAGAAGATGACAATATACTCTTTGCCGGGCATGCTGAGCGCTACTCAAAAGTGAAAAATGATTGGTTTACTAATCCTGAAATATTAGACGAAGCACTGTCTTATGGTAAGCCAGATGCAATTGCATATTATGAGCGGCCGCTAATAAAAAAGCTTAGAATTGCAACTAAGGGTGGCTTTGGTGGGGGCAAACCTTTTTATAAAACCTATGCCCCATTAAAGGGCATTAAGTCCTACAACTTCTCCCATCACTACTCTCATGCGGCCGCTGGGTACTATACTTCTAATTTTAAAGACGCGCTTATTGTAGTTTTAGATTCTATTGGAGAATTTGATACCGGATCAGTATGGATTGGTAGTGGGTCGAACATAAAATCTCTAAAAAAATTAAAATATCCAATGAGCTTTGGTCTTTTTTATTCTGCATTTACAGATTTACTAGGGCTTAAAGCTAATGAAGAAGAGTACATAATGATGGGGATGGCAGCTTATGGGGATCCCGAGAGGTACTGGGAAAAAGTGAATAGCTACTTCCCGATGTCGGGGGTACAAAAGTACAACTTTCATCAAGGTATAACGGACTGGACTGAGCCCATCGGCGATCAGGATCGCTTTGATGTTGCAGCCGCTGTTCAAAAAGTTTATGAGGCCAGGCTCTGGGAACTTATGTGTATGTGGAAAGCAAGGACTGGAAAAGACAATTTAGTCTTTATGGGCGGATGTGCCCTGAATAGTAAAGCTAACACAATGCTTTGGAAAATATTTAAAAATGTTTGGATTATGCCTAATCCTGGTGATTCCGGGTCAGCGTTAGGTGCAGCTGCAGCTTTATATGGGGATCATGTTAGTTGGAGTGGTCCTTATTTAGGGACAAGTATTGGTGGCTCGTACCCAGCTGAAAAAATAATAAACGCTATTATCAAAGATGGAGTAGCTGCAGTGGCAAATGGTAGAGCTGAGTACGGGCCAAGGGCTCTGGGGAATAGGAGTATCTTGGCTGACCCTCGGGATCCCGACATAAAGGACAAAGTAAATTTAATAAAGCAACGGGAGTTGTTTAGGCCCTTTGCACCAGTAGTTATGGAAGAGCATGCTAGTGAATGGTTCGATATGGACTATGCCTCCCCTTATATGCAATATACCCCTAAATGTTTGAAGCCAGAATTAGTCCCTGCGGTTGTTCATATAGATGGCACGTCTAGGGTACAGACAGTTAGTAGGAAGCAAAATCCTGGTCTTTACAGTGTTTTAGAGAAGTGGTACAAGCTTACTGGAGTACCTATTCTCTTAAATACAAGTTTAAATGTAAAAGGTCAACCTATAATTAATGATAAAGTTGACATAAGCAACTGGGAAAAACACTACAAAAGGAAAATATTATTTTAATAAAATTTTTGTACTATCTTGAAAATTTATACTTAAAAGTTAAACATTTTTTTTGTCCTCCAAAAAAAGACAAAACCAAGTACATTTATTAATATAGCATATAAGATACTCACGTGGAAACAATAAAACATTACAGCCAAATTTGGGAAGTTCAAGGGTTTCTTTCAAAAGAAGAACTTCTATATTTTAATGAGCTTCCGAGTAAGGTTTTAGAGCTAGACTGGTTTTCTGTGGACGGGCCGGAGCACTGGAGGGGCAGAGATCTTGTTCTAGAAAAAACTTTAGAACTTGACAATTTAGAAAAAAAAGTTGCTTCTTTGTTTAAAAATTATGAGCGAATTCATGACATACAAAGCCTTCTTCGTTATAGGTCCGGGGATATGCTGGGAGAGCACAGGGACAATAGCGAAGAGTCGGACTATAACAACATATACGGTCTAATAATTTACTTAAATGACGACTACGAGGGCGGGGAAATTTACTATCCAGATGTAAATATTAAGATAAAACCTAAGGCAGGATCTATTGTCATTCATGACGCGGGCATCCTTCACGGAGTAAAGCCTGTCGTTGGTACTAAGATAAGATATGTCTTAACTAGTTTTGTTAAAGGTGACAAAACAACATGTTTTTTAGGAGAATGAAATGCTGTCTGATCAGTTTGTTTTAGATATTTTAGACAATAAAAAGAACGGCTATTATGTGGAGCTAGGTGGGGCTGATCCGATAGAGGGAAGCAACACTTATAGTCTAGAAACAAAATATGGTTGGAAAGGGGTCTCTTTTGATTGGAACGAAAAACACGCTGAGAATTTTAATCAGCTTAGAGAGAATCCGTGTCTTGCAGAAAATGCTTTAACTTTTGACCATAGGAAGTACTTTGAAGAGAACAATTTTCCGGAGAGAATAGACTATCTACAAGTTGATGTAGACACCGGTTACACAGCGGGTGGTCGTCCAATAAGTAATCCTGCAGCAAACCTACTTGGTTTAATTTCTCTTCCACTAAATTCATATAGGTTTTCAGTAATTACCTTCGAGCACGATGCTTTAATTCACTTTAAACTGGGGTCTGTTAGGGATGCCGCCCGTGAGATTCTTGATGGCTTGGGCTATTCTCTAGTTCAACGTCACACTTGGGAAGACTGGTGGGTTGATCCAGAAATATCTCACTATATGACATACAGAAAACATTTTATTGCTTTAGCCCCATAGCTAGCTAAAAACCTGCGCTGGGCCCCCTTTTTACTGTTTTTGTGTTAGGATTTCATTAATAGCACTATACAGGGAGAAATTTAATGACAAGCTATGAAACAAATGATAATGAAGCTAAGTGCCCAGTCCCTCATGGGACTGCTGGGGGTGCCAGTAGTTCACGAGGAACTGCAAATAATGATTGGTGGCCTAATCAGCTGTCACTAGAGCCACTGCTTCACGGTAACCCAAAGTCTGACCCTATGGGCGAGTACTTCGACTATGTCGAAGAATTTAATAACCTAGACCTTGCTGCAGTTAAAGCAGACATTGTTGAAGTTATGCATACATCTCAGTCGTGGTGGCCGGCAGACTACGGACATTACGGTCCGCTATTTATTCGCATGGCTTGGCACTCTGCTGGAACCTACCGAACTACTGATGGTCGTGGAGGCGGTGGACAGGGTCTACAGAGATTTGCTCCACTCAACTCATGGCCTGACAACGTAAACCTCGATAAGGCTCGTCGTCTTCTTTGGCCAGTTAAAAAGAAGTACGGACGTTCGATCAGCTGGGCTGACCTAATGATTCTTGCAGGTAACGTTGCGCTAGAGGATATGGGATTCCCTACTTTTGGTTTTGCTGGTGGACGTGCAGATGTTTGGGAGCCAGACAACACCTACTGGGGTAACGAAACTGAGTGGCTAGCAAGCAAGCGCTACGACAGTTTACGCGAAGCAGAAACTCTAGAAGATCCGCTAGCCGCTGTACAAATGGGTTTGATCTATGTAAACCCAGAAGGTCCGGACGGTAATCCAGATTTCAAGTTAGCTGCTGCAGATATTAGAACTACTTTTGCTCGTATGGCTATGAACGACGAAGAAACAGTTGCGCTTATTGCTGGTGGTCACGCATTTGGTAAGACTCATGGCGCTGGTGATCCTTCTCAAGTTGGCGTTGAGCCAGAAGGAGATGACATCTCGAGCGCAGGGCTTGGGTGGAAAAACTCTCAGGGTAAAGGCCACTCGGAAGATACCATCGGTTCTGGTCTAGAAATAACATGGACTCCTAACCCGACCCGCTGGGATAATGACTACCTACGCCTAATCTACAAGTACGAGTGGGAGATGGAATTATCTCCCGCAGGTGCAAAGCAGTGGGTACCTATTAATTGCGAAGAATCGGATATGGCACCTCATGCTCACCTTGAAGGCGAAATGGTAGTTCCTAGGATGGCAACAACTGATTTAGCTCTTCGATTTGGTGACGAGAAGTACGCAGAGATCAGTAAGAAGTTCTTAGATGATTTTGACTACTTTACAGATGCATTTGCCCGTGCCTGGTTTAAGCTAACCCATCGTGACATGGGACCTGTGTCGCGCTACTTCGGTCCAGAAGTTCCTAAAGAACTATTGATATGGCAAGACCCAATTCCAAAGGGTCCTGAAAACACAGCTGAAGGACTGGAAAAAATCACAGAAGCAATTGACGCTTCAGATTTGACAATCACTGAGCTTGTCAAGCTTGCGTGGGCTTCTGCAAGTTCTTTCCGCAACACCGACAAGCGCGGTGGCGCAAACGGATCTCGCATTCGTCTTGAGCCGCAGATTAGCTGGGAAGTCAATGAGCCAGATCAAATTAAAGAGACACTAAAGAAATTGGAAGACCTGCGCAGCAGTGTGGGTGTAGATATTTCTATGGCTGATCTGATTGTCTTTGCTGGTAGCTATGCAGTGAAACTAGCTGTAGATGGAGTAGGCGAAGGACTATACATCGACTACATAGGCGGTCGTGGAGATGCTACCCAGGAATATACTGACGTAGAGTCTTTCGAGTATCTACGACCGATTGCTGATGGGTTCCGTAACTGGACTCCGGGCAATGAGGAGATTGCAGAGCGTCTACTGATTGATAAGGCAGCGCTTCTTGGGCTAACTCCAACCGAGATGACAGCTCTTGTTGGCGGCCTACGTGTAATGGGTGTCACGCATGGCGGCTCATCTCATGGTGTTCTCACTGAGCGTGTAGGTGTACTGTCTACAGACTTTTTTGTCAACTTGCTAAGCAACGACATTGCGTGGGCACCTAAAGCTGGACAGCCTGGCATCTACGGTTCACATGCTTACAAAGATGGAGAGCGTAAGTGGACAGCAACTCGTGCAGACTTAGTGTTTGCTTCAAATTCAGTCCTACGTGCTATCGCTGAGGTCTTTGCATCAGATGACGGATTGCCGCATTTTGTTCAGGCTTTTGCTAGTGCATGGTCAAAGGTTATGAACGCAGACAGGTTTACCATTTAAGTTAATAGAAAGATCCCCCCGTTAAAGCGGGGGGTTTCTTTTTATTCTGTATACTCTAGTTATGAAAATTAGCTTAAAATCACTTAAAGTAGCCTACATTAACTTAAAAATGTATCCCAATCGAAATACCACTATGGCCAACATGCTCACTCACTATGGGCTTGACTTCATTCGAGTTGAGGGCGTCAACCACAACAAGTTTGACCCAATAGCCTCTGCTCACATCGATGCCCTTAATACTGGGGCAGATCTTATTCTAGAAGACGACTGTATTCCTTTTAACTATAGGGATACCCTTGAGGTCCCTGACGACGCAGACGTTGTTTTTTTGGGTGTCTCTACTGGAACCACTCATACCACAAAGCCTAAGTACAAAAAAGTGTCCGAAGAGATTTATAGGCTGTATGACATGACAACTATCCATGCTGTCCTATATATAACTGAAGCTGGAAGGCAGTGGCTTCGTAATGCCTACGATATGACGGCTAAAGAAAATGTGGGCTTTGATATCTCCACTGCTAGACTAATGTCCACAATTAACGCCTATGGATTGAATAGCCCGGTGTGGTATCAATTTGATCTTGAAAGCCAAACTAAGTTAACCCTAGATGAGGCCCTATTGAGTGATGACTACTTTGGTGGGGGCTACCCGGACTACCCTGCGCCTATTACAGTATTTTAAAAAGAGTTAGCTATTTAGTAGCTTTTGTTGCGTTAACTTAAAAAGTATGCTACACTTATAATCTTATTTGAATTATTTAACTTATAGTGCTAATCTGTTCTCATGATAAAGAGATTTAGTGCTAGAAAAGCTTTTGGGCTGGCTGCCCTAGCCATCGGGCTTTCTGCTGTCATTGTTGCTCCTGCCTTAGGTGTGCAGAACTCTTTTGTCTTTGTTAGCTCTAATACTTCTGTATCCGAGGATTCTAGCCCTAAGAATGTAGATAAGTCTTTACCACAGCCTGCAGTAGAAGTAAGTCCGTCTCCTCTAAACCAGTCTGTACCTAGTGATACAGCTGAAACTTCTACGGCCCCAAGCCCAGCGGCAGTTGTTAAATCTACTCCGACCCCTACAGCTACTTCTACCCCTGCGCCCGTAGCAACAGCTGCCCCCGCTCCGCAAGAGACTTCAGCGCCTGCTCCTACCCCTACACAGGCTCCAGTAATTCAACAGCTCCCCGCAGCGCCTGTAGTTGGGACAGTAGCCGTATCTCAAGTTACTCCAGGAAGTGGGATTGGAGAGGCTGTATTACAGTGGTCTTCCATCCCTGGTGCTACAGAGTATCGAATCTTCAAGACTGGAACAATTAGACCTAGCTGGAGACTCTTCTACATCTATCCTTCTTCTATAACTAGCATCACTATATTTGATCAGCCGGGCTCTATTGCCATTTATAAAATCATGGCTGTAATCAACTCTCAAGAGACTTTATTGGGCGAAGTTACTTATCGACCAACTAACTAAGGTACTAAATATAGCATATTGGTTGCCAGTGTTTTAAAGGTTAATGTACAAAAGGTACTGTACAAAAAGTCCGTATAAACTTAATCCTAAGGTTATACAAAACACCCCTTAACTAGCGCTGTTTTAGGTCTGTCATAATATTCTAGGGAGCTCTTCCCGCCCACATTTTTAGGATAAAACGCTATGGCATCTAACTCAAGCTCAGAATACAAAGTAGTTGCAGACCAGATTGTTTCGCCAGACGAAGACATTATTGTTAATGTACGCGGGGCAATGTATAAGGACTCCATCTCGGAGCCTAATCGCTACGCCACTATTGGCGAAATCGGCGAAGGTGGCGGTGGGGTTACTGGTCCTACTGGCCCAACAGGAGCCACAGGAGCCACAGGACCAACTGGTATTGGTGCAACAGGACCAACTGGTGCGGCCAGCACGGTAACTGGTCCAACTGGTGCAACAGGTCCAACCGGCGCTCAAGGAAACATTGGTCCGACTGGCCCTCAGGGTGCAGTTGGTGCTGATGGCACTATAGGAAACACAGGCCCGACCGGAGCAACTGGGCCAACTGGTGCAGACTCAACAGTTGCTGGACCTACCGGTGCAACCGGCGCGACAGGAGCGACGGGAGCTACTGGACCAACAGGACCAACTGGAGCTTCGGGTTCATCTTCACTACTTAAAGGATCGTTTAACTATTTTGGAGACATGGATGTCACTGTCACAAATGCAGCTGTTGGTGACACATATTTAGTTCTACTCGCAAGCCCAGAAAGTTTGGCGGGAAACCTCTGGACTTGGAATGGGACAGGTTGGACTAACGCAGGTCAGATCCTTGGGCCTACCGGGGACACCGGACCAACTGGACCTACAGGCGAGAATGGCTCAGACGGTGCAACAGGACCTACTGGAGACACCGGACCTACAGGAGCAACTGGCTCTTCAGGTGAACGCGGGGTCAGCTCACTTTCTTGGACATACAAAGTAGGCACAAGCGTAGTAAACGTTGACCCTGGAAATGACTACTTAAACTTTAATGCTGATCCTTTTACTTCGTCTACACAGATTAGGGTAGATGATAACCCTCACGGAATAAACACAACTCTCCATGACTTATTTTTAAGCATTCAGGATGGTTACTTATCTGTAACCTCACAAAGTGATCCTTCATCATATGCAACTTTTGAAATAGTTTCCTGCGTAACTGGCACAGCCACAAATGAGACTTCGCCTGGAAGTTATGTAATCTTCAACGTAGCGTTAGTTAGTACCTATGGAACAATAAGTAATGAAGATTTTGTTACACTATCTATTTCAATTGCAGGTCCGCAGGGCGCAACCGGCCCGACTGGTTTAACTGGCGAGTCGTCCCAGTTCCTGGGGACATGGGAAAGCGTCACTGATTTTCTTGAAGTCTACCAAGGAGGACCAGTAGGACTAGATCCAGCAGACTGGTGGGCTTTTGTAAAAGATAATAGCAACCCATATAAAATTTATGTAGCTCGTGAAGATTCAAACTCCGCAACTGGCTGGGTAATTGATGACAACGAGCACTTTGTTCTGCCAACAGGCCCAACAGGTGCTACAGGTGCTACAGGTCCTACAGGAGATACAGGCCCGACAGGACCGACTGGTGCGGCAGGAGACACCGGACCAACCGGACCAACTGGAACAGCTGGTGCAGACGCGCTCTGGGAGTATCTCGGGGAATATAACGGAGGCACAATTTACGGTGCTGGGGCAGTTGTCACATACGATGGACAGTTCTGGTACAGAAACGTGTACACCTCAGCTGGATATGTTCCTGGTGTCGGCAACACTTACTGGGACTTGCTTGCAGCAAAAGGTGCAGATGGTGCAACTGGACCAACTGGTCCCACTGGTGCAAGCGGAACTTCTGGCCTAGAAACTTCATCAAGATATTCTCCAGTATTTACTGCAACTGGTTTAACCTTTACTGGTACTGGCGCTACTTATCCAACATATAATTCTTACTATGTTAAGGCAGGTAAGCTAGTTAGCTTCGTTATTGAGGTTGACATGTCTACCGTGACAAATTTCGGAACCGGACAGTACAAACTACAGCTTCCATTTACTCCAGCAGTTGGATTTAACCACTTCACTGGCTGGGCATGGGCTGACCCAAATGTGGATCCAGATACTGGAACTGGGCACACAATCATCAATGCTGACACCGCAGGAGTTACTGACGTTCTCGATTTGCACTACCTTAAGTCAGCAGGTGGCGCTAATGCTCCAATTAGAGAAGGCCTCTTTCTCCAAGGCACGCCGGTAACACTTTCAACTATTAGCAAAATTTACATTA